TTCTATAATTGGTTGACTGTCTAAATAAGTGAATTTTCGTTCTTCGCCATCTTGCACTCCTGTAAATAAAAGTTTTACAGTGACATTGGTTAAATCCAACGCTTCATTTTTTTGATTTTTCAAACGAAAATCGAAAGCAACTGAACCTTTATCATAGCTATAAAAAACATACTTTTTTTCTGATTCATGTTTTCCGTCAACAGAAGTACAAAAATTTATTTTTCCAATCTTTTTTGTCACTTGTAAACCTTCTTTCACAAGAGATTAATTGTATATTCTTTATTTTGTTCAAAAGTAGTAACAGTGCCTGTACCTAAACTTCCACTTTTTGGAAAAGGATCATCAGTGCGCCAACTACCATGCACATAATGATTTCCTTTTCTATCACTACCGAATCGAATACCTTTCGAACCATATTCATACAACGCTCCATAGTTACCTTGAGGAAAAGTATATTGAACTGTCGTTAATGCAACATTCCAGAATCCTTCTCTTAGTGAGTTATCAATTTTAAACCCTTCTGGAATAACAAAAATTGGTACTAATGCAGTTTTTAGTTTGGCTACATCAACTACATTCACACGTAAATACGCATCTACTTTATCGCCCTCACGAATAAGAAGAATATTTGTTTCTTCCCCAAAAGCAGTTTTATAGGCTGTTTCTACTTCGTTAAGTCCTGATTTTTTGTAAATATATCTTTCTTCTTTCAAGGCTATTTCTTTCCAACTTGTCCACTCTGCTGGACTTCCTTGTCTTGTTCTTAAAAACATTTTTCCACTAGCTATATACTGTTGAGTTAAAGTAGCATTATCTGCATATACAAATAATCGGCCATAAACTGAAGAACCATTTGGCCTATTTTCCCCAGTTGCTTCATAAACAGTATAAATACCTGATGTCGTAATAGTATTCCAATCTTGTGTTTTTATTTCAGTATTTTTAAAAACAAGCAGTCCTTTTTCTGACGTTGTCTTATTAATAAATCTCGAATCTGATTCATCTTGTGTATAAAAATCTGCGTTACGTAATTCTTCCAAAGCTTGATTCATTGCCTCTGTTACAGTTCTTCCAATAGCGGTAATAGAATTCTCTGTATCTTTTGCTACTTTATCAATACGCTTTTCTGCATTATTAATTGTTTCGGCAATTTGCGCTTTTATTTGTGCTATTTCAGCAGTAATTTCTCCTATCTTTGAAACTACACTTTCATAATCAATAGTTATTTTCTTTAAAGCATCTTGATAAGCTTTATTTAGTTTTTCTACTAATCGATTATATTGAGTAATAATGGTTTCTGCTTCCTCAGCATCAATATCCGCAGTTCCTTGTACAATTATTTTAAAGCCATTAGTGGTATCTCTTTTTTCTCCTTTTTGAAATGAAAAATAAGCTCTCTCATACGTTCCTTCTACACTAAATGCTTTACTTGGAAACGTATAATCAAATGTACCTCTTTTTAAGCCTTCCGCTGTCGAACTAATATTATCTGAATCAAATACTTTTACTTTTCCTCCTGCTGGCTCGCCTTCAAAAGTAAGGAGACCTCCTGTTAAATTAACCGTTTCATCACCTCTAGTAAGGTTAACCGTAACAGTTTGCAAGCCATTATCACCTACTCGACCATAAATAATCGGAGGCAAAATAGGATTTTTTAAAAAGTCTAAATTTAACACTTTATTTGCCATCATTGATCACCTTATCCATTTTTTCTTCTAATTCAGAAATTCGTTTTTCTTGTGATTCAATCAACGCTATCAACTGTTTATTTGTTAAACTATTTAACATAATTTGCTTATTAACATCGATACTTAGATAATTATCAAAACCATTCTCAATTGCTAAAAAAGGTGAGTATTGAGCAATCAATCCTAATTCTCGTTTTGATGACGGTTGTCTTTCTTTGTCTGTTGTTCGATAATTCTGTTTTCGATCAAATTCCACAAAATTTAATTTTTTTGTTTCTTCAATACCGTCAATTTTTGTTTCTTCAATATTTTCTTTTAAACGAATATCTGATTGATTTAAAATTGAATAACCATTCATATTTAAATTGGAATAAAAATTAAGAGATACACCATTATAAACAGTAAATTTGTTTTTTACTCCAGAATTCTTTAAATAAGCATTTTCTATTTCACCAGAACCAGCTACGTGAGAACCACTCATAATAATATTCTGAGCATGAACACCTTTAGAGGAAACTGCCAAAAAACGAGAATAATTGGAGCCAGAACTTTTTTGTACATTTAAGCTAATAATGTTTCCATATTCTGCACACAGAGATAGTTCTTCTTTATTGGAAGAACTATCAATACCTCGTCCTAAATATCCCAATAATGAGCGTGAATTTTGTTTAAATAACCGAACCCCCATATCCTGTAGACTCATGACTATATAACCTTTAGTATCACGTAATGAGAATTCAATTGAATTAATCTGAGAACGAAGAACATTATTATAATAATTGCTAATTGTTCCATCTTTTAAAATGATTTTATTGTATCCATTTGAACTAGTAATAACGCCACCGTCAATTGTTGAGCCTGTAATCGCAACACCGATGATATTAATTGCTCGAAGCGTTCCCGTAGTTATCCTATCTGCAACGATTGCACCATTATTAGTCATTGCCAAACTATACGAACCATTGTAGCCAGTTGAACTAAAACCTAAACCTCCCACATTCCAACGCCAAACTTTTTTAGCTGTTTTAATGTCTGTCGTATCCATAATTAAAAACTCTTGAGGATCAGCCAAAGAAGGATAAATAACAACATGTCCTTTTCCTGGATTTTTAATTATGTCTGAAGCTTCTTGTTGTGCTTGTTCTAACCAATTGATTTTATTAGTAACTTGTTTCATCTCTTCTTTTGATTCTTCCATCACCTTAGCAAAATCTGTTCTGCTCTCTCCTAACTCAATTGATTCATAGCGATCAAGAGAAACGTTCCACACTGTTTTTACAATTTGAGCAGTAGTATTAATTTTTAACTGATTAAAAGTAATCGTTACCCAGTCACATAAATCAATTTCTTCTAAATTTTGTAATTGAGTATCCATTACCGAACTTGCTAAATCGACATAACTTGCTTTAATGCTTACTTTTGGTATACCGACTTTATTTGATTTAATATAACTTTTAACCATACTTCTTAAAGCAGCAACATCTTTTGGTTCTTTATCACTAAAATCTACCATTTGAATGCGACGCTCTGTATAGTTATTTACATAGTCACTATCAATATAGATTTCAGGCAATGTTAAAATCTCCTCGTCATCGCCTGTGCCTTTTTTTGCCCAACCATAAACCGAAGTAAAAGTATTTTCTATAGATTCTTCTTGTGTAATATCGGTCAAATTTTTACCATAAGCTATAACAATATTTGTTTTTTTGCCAGCTTCAGCTAATAATTTAACTTGATTATTATCAAATAAATATTCTCCGCCAAAATTATCTAAAATTGAACCAGCAACACCACCAAGAGTTTCTTGTGCATTTTTAAACTTTGAAGGATCAGTAAAATCAATTGATGATTTTGTACTCACATCACTATAAAAAGAAAAATCTCCTTTTGGTTGCATTCTTTCTTTCAAATAATTTAAAGCTGTTTGCGCAGGAATATTTTCATGTTTCATTCCCATTGTCAAAATAGAACGCAATAATTTATAACGATAATGTTCGCAATAAACAGTCACTATTCCATTTTTAGGTTTAGTAATTTGAGCAATTTCAAATTTTTGCTTTCTGGCCACAAGCGTTGGTCCAGCATTAGCTGTAACCCATCGACCTACTTTTAATTCATTGAACAACTTGCCGTTTGCTGGATATTGAAAAGTTAAATCATAAATACCATTCTTTTCTCTAGTTACTAGTGGATTAATCGCTTCTGTTAAAGGTCCTAATCCTAAAGAATTCCAATCGTTATTCTTCTTTTCATATAAAACTATGGTACTCATACCGCTAATGTCCTCCAATTTGGTATAATTTTAAAACTATCAATATAGCTGTAACTAATCTGATTTTGACCTGGGTGTAATGTGATTGGATTATAACCATCATCGTTTAAAAAACAATATTTTGTAACATTTATCCCGTTTGCCTTGTAAGCAATACCATGCTCACAATCTAAAATAACTTTCCCTACACCAACCTCTTTAGCAATTCTAAATTGTTGGCCATTAATATAAATATTACTATCTTGCGTGCTACTAGTTTTATTGAAACTAATTATTGGCAAACTTGAAAAAGCTTCTGGGTTCGTAATAATTCCATTATTTGAAACATCTCTTTCATTATTTCCATCTAATCGAAAAACAAATGGTTGACATTTAAAAGAAAAATCAACATCTACCCAATCTCTATGCTCATCTCGTGCAGTTATTTGGTTATATCCTAATGCTTGATAATAATATTCTTCTTGTTCGCTAAAAATTAATGGCGAATAGGATTTATCTAAATATAGCCATGCAACTATATTTCTAAGTTGCATGGCTATGGTTGTATCTTTTTCTCTATAAATACGAACAGGGAAAACTTTTTCAATATCTTTTCGTTTTCCCTTATCATAAATGACATCAGAATCAAGACCGTCAACTTCTATAAAATCTAAAGCAGTTTCAGGAATAACAAATTCTAATTCATTTCTTATTCGCATTCGAAATTCATTTGATTTTCTTCCTCTAAATTGAAAGTAAGGATAATTGGTTAAATCTATTTCAAACGCCCCCTTGTTTGTCGCTCTGTAAGTATTGCTAATTGTTCCGATGTCTCTTCAATAGATTTGTCCGATGAAAGGTCTGCTTTTTCGATATTAAAATGAAATACTGGTTGATAGGATTGTGATTGATTCGTTGTATTATTAACAATTTGAGAACCAACTGATGCCATCCCTATTTTTGAAGTCCCTAACGCTACTTCTGGAGTCACAGTTGGCATTAAACCAGTTATCAATTTATCCATAGCAGAGTATGCATTCTTCGCATCCTTTTCAATACCAACAGCAATCCCTTGAGAAATATAACGACCTACGTTATCTCGGAACAAACGAGATGGTGAGTGAATTTCCGCTTTTGCTCTAGCAGCTCGGTCAGCTTGCTCTACAAGAGCATTTGCTGCCCTTGTCACTTCTCCTAATGACGCATACATTCCTTCAGCTAGACCATAACCAATCATCAAGCCAATATTTCTCATACCATTTATATTAGACATTCCAGCCGTTAATACAGCTTGCATTAAAGAAATCATAGCACTAGAGCTCATTGGGATAGCGCTAAGTATTCCTTGCGCAATATTTTGTGCGGTTTGTTGCCCAATTATTCTTCCTTGATTTTTCATCTTATTTCCAGAAATAATAAGAATATTTACAATGTTTGACATAGAGGTTTGAATTTGAGCTCTCATTGCATTAAATGATGTAATTACTATTTTTGTACTACTTGCCATGCTTTTAATTTGTGCACTAGAACCAGCTACCATATTACTAATTTGATTTTTTGTAGCATTTGCACTTGAAGATACTCTTGCTAATCCAGAAGAAACACCACTAAGAGCGTTTCTTACAGAATCAGAAACTTTAGTTAATAAGCCAAAAGAGTTACTTACATTATTCAAAGTAGCTGAAATAGTCATCACTTTAGCATTAAAAGAAGCAATCATCGTCTGAATTGTCATCAATGTAGTTCCTATTATCATCGCTCTTGAAACAAATAAATTAAAGCTAGCACTAGCCATATTTAAGGTTGGTGGAATTGTCATTAATTGCGCTTTGAAAGTTGTTATATGGATATTTGCTCCAGATAAACCAGCTAATCCCATAACAGCTCGTGAAGCAAAACTAGCGAAGCTACTAGCTACTTCATTCATTTTAATTGGTAAATTACCAATACTATTTGAAAACACCGTCAAAATATTAGGTAGCATTTGCAAAGCAACAGTGGCTGTTTGGCCAGCAGTCGCAATCATCATTAAGCCTGTTCCTGCTTGTTGTAAGCCTGGTCCAGCTGTGGCAATACCAGAAGCAGTTATTGCTGCTAATCCTGTTGCAGTTGCTGCTAATGTAGCACCTAAATCGCCTAGTTTTAAATCAACAAGAATTTTTATTCCTTGTGCCATTTGTTTAACGCCTTTTCCAGCGTTTAAAGCAGCATTTCCAATAGAATCAAAAATACCTGCTAGTCCATCTAAAATATTTTTAACAGTATCTCCAAAACTTTTTACAACGTTTGAAGCGCCATCAAAAACTTTTTTTACATTATCTCCAAAAGTATTAATTACATTTCCTGCTTCAGTTAATATATTACTAATTTGGGTCCCTAATTCCTTGATAAGATTAGTAATAGAATCAACAATAGGTTTAATTTCTTGGATTAAAGTTTGAAAAGCTTCTACTATCTTACCAAGTATTGGTGCTATTGCTTCAACCATTTTTGTAATTTCTGGGACAATTGGTGTTATCGCTTGGATAATTTGACTAATTGCATTACCTACAATTGGCACAAGCCGTAAAAACGCATCAGCAAGAATTTGGATAATTGGCGTAATGGCCATTACAATTTGAGAAATTGCCGAACCAAGCGCTGAAATTACAGGTGGTAATGCACTAATAACGCTTGAAAGTGCCGTTCCTAATGCTGTAATTGCTGGAGCAGTTGCTCCGATAGCAATTCCTACGGCTTCTATAGCTGGTGCCATTGCGCCAACTGCAACTCCGACGGCAACCACTAAAGGTGCCAATCCAGAAAGAGCACTTGTAATTATTGGCAGAACACTAGATACTGTTACTATCGCTTGTGCAAATGCTCCGATAATCGTTGTAGCTACCATTGAGAAAGCTGTTCCTAAAGCATTGATTATTATTGCAACACCTTCGCCCTGTGTAGCTAGTAACGTTAATGCGGAAATGATTATTCCTATTCCTGCACTAATGCTAATTGCTGCTACTCCAACAGAAGCGCCAAGTGCTAAAATATTTGCAGGTCCTGCCAATCTCATAGCTTGACCTATGCCCTTAAACGTTGCAGCCAAACCAGCCCCAATACCTTTCGCAGCAGTTGCTACTCCAGTAAGCGCTGTTTTTATTCCTGTTCCAATACCTGTTGCACTTGCTTTAATTGCATTTCCAGATGATTTTACGATGTTAGATAATCCGCTAAAAATTTGTGCAATTGTACTTTTTGAACGACTAATGCTTTTTTCTGCTCCAGTCATTCCTGTTTCAACGTTTTTTCTAAAAGCGTTAAACGGATTGAATGATTGAATAAAATCTAACCCTTTCATACCAGTTTTAACAGCTGAAAAACCGACAACAGTTCCCACAAGAACATCTGTAAATACTCGGATAATTCTAGGATCTAATTTTGACATAAATTCTGCTACAACTTGAACTCCTCGAGCAATGACACTTATAACATTGCCTATCGCTGTTCCTAGCGTTGACCAAATGGAGGCGTCTCCGACTGAATCTGTTATTTTTTTAAACGCATTACTAACACTTTCAATTGCATTTTTTACATTTTGGATTGCTCCTGTTTCGCCTAGTGCTGTCATAAATTTCTTTACAATATTTGCACTAGCGGTAATAACACTATTCAAAGCAATAAAAGCTTTGCTGATTGTAGAAACCCAAGCTGTTGGTCCTCCTGAAACGTTAGAAAAAACCGCCATTACTGATTGTATCGCTTCTTTTACATTTTTAATTGCTTTAGAGGCGACTTCTACAACTGTGTCTATCGGTTTCGATAAATCTTTACCTGTAAGCTCGCTCAAGCCTTTTTTTAAATGATCTACAGCTAATTTAGTAAAAGTTGAAAATAATTCAGGTAATCCTTGCAAAATTCTTTTTACCATAGGAATAAAATTCCCGAAAAGAAATGTTGAAGTAGTTGTGGCTAAATCATTTAATTCATCTTTTATATCTTCGCCAATTGCCAACTTTCCTAAAACATTTTGCATTGCTGCTTTCATTGAAGCAAACGAACCGCTCATTGTAGTTGCTGCTTCCGCAGCTGTAGTTCCTGTGATTTTTAAGCTATCTTGCACTGCATGAATCGCTTTGACCGTATCTGCAAAATCACCAACCGTATAATGTTCTCCAGTTATTTTTTCTGCGTCTTTCATCAAACGTTCCATTTCAGACTTCGTACCGCCATAACCTAATTTTAGATTATCTAACATGGCGTAGTTTCCACGAGCTAAAGATTGGTAAGTTTGCATTATCAATTCCATATCAGTACCCATTTTATTAGCGTTATCTGACATATCTCTTACGGCCACATCTGCAAGGTCAGCTGCTTTTTTTGTGTCACCACCAAGACTACTAATCAAGCTTGCTGAAAATGAGGTAACAGTTTCCATATATTTATTTGCTGAAACTCCTGCTGTTTTAAATGCTTGATCAGCATTTTTGGAAACTATTCCCCAATCATTATCACCAAATAATGTTTTTACACCACCAATGGACTGTTCAAGCTTTGCTCCTTCAGAAATTGCACTAGAAAATGAGGTTTTTATCGCATTTATAGAAGCCGTAATTGCTGCCGAAGCAACTTTCAAAAGTCCCATTGACACAACTAAATTCTTAATTGAAATACCTGCACGACCGCCTACATCTGTCAATTGATTCAGTCGATTATTTAATGAGGCTACACCTTTACCATCTACTTCTACATCAATTTCAACTCTTCCATCACTCATCTTCTTCACCTACCTTTTCATCTGGCAATGCATATTTTTTTTGGAGCTTTTTCATTCGACTTTTCTCTCTGGCGGATTCGCCTTTTTGAGGTTCCCAAGTACGAATTTGTATAATTTTTGCCAAAATAGTATCATCTGGCAAACTTTCCAATAATGCTTGAAATTCTTCCCATGACATTTTTCCTTGTTCGTCAAATAAATTAATCCCTATTTGACGAAAAGAAGCATAAATATATTTTGCATCATGTGTTAAATCAATAACTTTCTTTCCTTTTTTTATTGGTAAAGGATTCCCTAAACGATCAGTTTCTCTATCTACCTCTTCATTTAGATAGATATACTTTTTAAGAATGAAATTAAAAAGTAAGAACTGTTGTTCTAACGTTCCTTCAAATTCTTTTTCAAAGTCACATATCAACAGTTCTAAACTCATATTCATTTTTTCTTCTGGAAACAAATTTTCATCCGATAATATATCAAAAACATCTAAAACATTATCAAAAGATAGATCAAGCGGATATTCTTTGCCTTCAAACTCAACTGTAGTGACCAACGGATCATTTAACCGCATCTAATCACCTATTTCTTTTTCTTGTTTTTCAAGGCTTTCTTTTTCAATAAATCAGCTTTCTTTTTAGAAACAGCATCTTGTCGTTTAGCAGATTCATTAGCTATTTTTTCCGCAACTTCAAATTCTAAAGTTTCGAATAAATCTAATAATTGTTCTATATCAGTATATTTTTCATAAATTTCTTTGAAAGCTCCCTCTCCCAATAGGGCATCATACTTAACAGTCGCTAGTTCTTCGGACAATTCAACAATTAACAACGTATCTTCTTTTGTTGGTTGATCAATATTTTTAATTGATTTTAGTTTTTCTTCGCATTCTTTTACTTTTGCTTCGTATTCTTCCTGTGCATCAAAAAAACGTGTCAATTCTTCAACTGTTGTTCCAAAGAAAAATTCTAATTCACCGATTTTAATTGGAAAACCTCTTTTTTCTATTTGAAATTCCATCAATCTTTCTCCTCTTGTTTTTTAGTTTTTTTTGAAGTAGCTTTCGCCCCATCGTCAGATTGAGAAGCAAGCTTCTCAACTGACGGGGCTAACCTTTTGGGGTAACTGTTGGCAAGGTGTCAAATGTAATTTTGCAACTAAATTCTTCATACTCTGTAGCATCTCCAGCACCAGCTACAATATCTGTAACTGTTGCTCGACCAATCACTGTATCACCGTTTGTTTGAACAATTTTGTGCCAAACCTTGCGTTCTTCTCCTAATTTATATTTTTTTGATGCAATCAATTTTTGTGCTTTATCTTCAGGATCATAAAATCCTTCTGGACTATATGAACCAGCCACAGAGGTTACAGTTGTTTCTGGTGTACCGTCTCCATCGTAAAAGCCAGTGTCATCTGTTTCTTCATCCGTATCATCACCAATTGAGCTAATATATTTTGCTAATGGTAACCACGTTTCTGCTTCTTTAGCTGGAGCAGTTTCTTCCCCTGGTGTATATTCAGCAATATAATGTTCTCTCAAGGCATTTTTCTTACGTGCAAAATATTGTAAATCCATTTTAATCATGTTATTTTTCCTCCTTAAATGTGGTTAATTTTGCTTGAAAATCCAATAAAAAAACGAACCAACCTTGCTCATCAGCTTCACTAATGTAAGGTCTGTTCGTGATAGTTAATTTATTAAACTCAAACGATTTATTTTGACTAGTTAATTCTTCAATATCTTCTAAAACATCCGACAAAAGCCACAATGTTTGTTCAATTTTATTGCCGTCTTTTGATTTCATGGCAATTTCATAATTTAATAGTTCGTCTTTGATTCCGTCATAGTATTCCGTTTCAACCTTACCACCAGGCAATGGATAAATAACTAAGCTTTCCACTGCCGAAAGATAACCTTTTCGAATATTTAACGGTAAATCAGGTATCTGATTTATTTTTTTATTTAAGCAATCCAGAAAATCCATTATTTAATTCCTGCTCCTCTCAAAAAAGCTCGTTTCCAATCCGCACCGTGAATAGAATTGGCTTTCAAATCCCATCGTTTTCCTGTACCTGGCGTCGAATACTTCTTGAATATCGCTTTTCCATTTGTACCATAAAACTGTGCTTTTGCATAAGGAGTATCATAAATAATTTTTGAGGCTTCACTATTTAAATGAGCACTACCTCTTAAAATGCCTCCACCTGAACTTCTAGGAACATACGGATTCATGTCAGCCATTGCTTGATTACCTAGAGCATACCTTCCTCGCTTCATAGCTTGTGGGCTTACTTTAGCTCTAATACCAGTAAGATCAACTTTAACCCCCATCAAATCACCTCTATTTCATAAGAATAAATAGTGTTTGAATAAGCCTCTGAAATTTTCTCAATTTTAGTGATAACGTGTTCTTTGCCATCATAAATAACTAATGATTGTTCTTTAAATTCAGGTAAAGGAGTAGTCAAATCCTTATAACAGAAAATCACTGCATGATAGAGCAATTGTTTCCCACTTGAAGAAAAAGTGTACTGGCTTCCTCGATCAATGCGACAATTTTCTATAATTGCATATTCTCCGTAAATAGGTTTATTATAGTCCCCTTCTCCTAAATATTCTCGATAAATAAAAGAATCTACTAAAAAATCAATTGGCGGTTTTGACATTAACATGATAAAACACCTCGATATAGAAGCCCTGTGCTTTCAAGATAAATATAGACATCTTCGGCTACTAACGGTTTATCTTTTCCATTTTCTGTAGATTTGTTAGAAATACTCGTTCGTCCTGCAGAAAAGCTTTGCGGAGTTTTATTCAAACTTTCACTGCTATCTCCGCCAGCTTCATAAAAATAAACAATTTGTGCACATAAAGCTAATTTAAATTTTTTAACTCTAAATTCAATTGGATCATTTTCTATTGAATGCACTTGATAAAAATTATTTGTAATATTATCTAAAACCGAAGCTGCTTTTTTGTAATATTGATCAAACAAATCAACGGCTACTTCTCTATCTGTTAATTCTGTGAATTCTTCAAAAGTTAGGTAGCTAATCATTACTTTGGCCCTCTTTTTTTAACAATTCAATTAAATCTTCTTTTTTATCTGATGATTTATATGGAATATTTTTTTGTTCCAGCAAATTTTTTAATTCTGAAACTTTCATCGATGAGTAAGTAACCCCATCATCTGTTGATGGGGTTATTCTTTTGGGGAAGAAGATAGCAAATGTTGAATACCAATAATTCCAATTTGTTTATCTTCATAGACTTTTTCCCAGTTATTAGGTTTGGCTAAATCTTTATTAGTAGGTGTAATTTCTCCTGATTCTCTATCAGTATTTGTAAATTTAACGCCATAAGGGTGCATCGTAAACGCTCGTCTAGTGTAAACTTCATCATTTCCTTTATTTGCTACACGAGCAGTTTCAAAAGTAGTTAATTTAGCTGGATTACCCGTATTGCGACCAATAGAACCAGTTGAAAATAGGTAAGTAGTGTAGACTTTTGAATCTCCTGAACCTGTTGAAGGAACATTATCATCAATAACTACTCGATAACCTAAATAAGTAGGAATGTTTACTTCCCCACGAGCATCTGGAATAAAAGCAATTAAGTTTTGTTTTTGCAAAGTAGTATATACAGCTGAATGCATAACAATCATACTTAATCTACCTGCTGAATCGCCTAATAACTGTTTCGCATCTAATACTAAATCTCCTGAAATTCCTTCTGTTGGTTTTGATAATAGGTGCGAGTCATGCAATGCCCCACCATCTGCAAATAAGCCGTTTAAAACAGAAATAAGCACACTTTGTTCTCGACGCATCCACCAAGAAGCAATTTTACTCATCAAAGCACCTAATGGATCATCACCTGAAATAACAGCCGATAATTCGTTAACTGACCAACCACGACCACGATACATAACTGCTGCAATATCTGCACTTGCTGTAATTTTACCAGTAGATAATGCTTTTTCTCCGTCGCCTAACGTTTCGTCCTCTCCGTCTAAATCATTCCAGAATGGCATATTAACCAACAGACCACCTGATGTAATATTAGCTGATACGCTAGGATCTGATACTGCTACTCCTGATTGAATAAGCGCTGATTTTTCTTCAGTAAAGTTATTCATATAAGTGTTAAATACTTCTGGTGTTACCACATCTAATAATTTTGTAATTTCGGTTGTCATTATTTATTCTCTCCTTTAGTTAAAAAATTAGTTAAATTAAAGTTTTTAGATTTCATTTGTTGTCCTAATGCCCCAGAAACTTCTTCGGATGCAGATGGATTCCCGCCTACAAAAATTCGTGGAACAGAAGGCGTATTTTCCTTTTCTTGAAACAAGAAATTTTTATTTTCTTTTAACGCATCTAGCTGTTCTTTCAATCCTTCTAAACCTTCATCTGTCACTTTTATTGCTTCTTTGTCTAACAGCTGTAATACAATATCTTCATCACGAGCATTAACCTCTTTTAAAGCTAGCTTAATTGCAAAATCTTTTTGTTGTTCAGCAAGTTTTTTTTGCGCATCTTTTTCAGCTTCATTAAATTTATTCTGTAAATCAGTTAATTGTTGCGTGAGTTCTTCATTGCCTTTAGCTGATTCTTTCAATGCATCTAATTCAGTTTGATTCGAATCAAGTTGCTCTTTAAATCGGTCACGCTCTTGTTCTGCTGTAGCAAGTTTGCTGTTTAATTCAGTAACCGTTTGACCATGTAATCCCATCACTGAATTAATTTGTTCATCTGTCAATCCAAGTTCTTTTAATTGTTCTCGCTTCATTTTTATCTTCCTTTCGTTGTTTAACGAGGCTACGCCCTCGATGGAGCAGTTTATCTTTTACGCCTTAACAAGCTGAACAAGGCAAAATAAATAGTCTAGCCAATGACTAGACTTAAAAATCGTCATAACGAAAATCTTTCAATAATGTGTTAATTGGTGTATAAACCTTTTCACGAGCATAATTTCTTGCAAGATACTCATTTGAATCAACTAATTCTCGTAATATTGCTTGGTTTGCTCTTACCTTTTGTTGCCAATATTTAGCATTTTCAGTTTGACCTAATGCATCAGAAACCATGTGATTCTTTTTGAATTTCACAATTTGACGTTCTAATTGTCGTTGACGATTTGTCAATTGAGCTACTTTTTCATTTTCTTTGGCATCGATTTTAGGCTGATTGTTCGTGTTGACGCCAGGAATATACGGAATATGCAAATGTTGGCAATTAACGCCTCTGTGCCCGCCTGGAGTACCGTATTCAGCATTCCAATAAGGATCATAAATACTTCGATATTTGCAATTAGGTGGCAATTCAGACATTTCTCTCAAATCAACAACATTTCCTTGTATTTTTGAGCACGCCTGTCTTGAACCCATGTGGCTCGTCACAACAACTGTATGAACATCATACTCGCTCATGCGGTCTTTTCTCAACGTGTCGTAGGTATTTGACAAGGTAGACTTTAAAACCGTTCTAATATAACGTTCTAAGCTCCATGTATGTCCCCCTTTATCGATAAAAGCAGACTTAATCCCTTTTTGCGCCCATTGTTGAATCGTTCTTGCTAAAGCTTCTTCAAAAGTAAATAAGCCACTATTAAACGCAGCAACTGTCTTATTAATGATGTCATTATACATTTGAGTGGTTGCTGTTCCATAACCGAAATTCGTAGATAACAACGTTTGGTTAATATAATTATCAATATCTGACCACACTTGATCATGGTAAGCTTTCATAACATTAGACAAGTTGGTTGGCAAAGGTTTTGATTTATAAGGTAATTCTTTATCGACATCTTTTATAATTTTTTCTCCTGTATTTTCAAACATTCGTTCAATTTCAGATTCAGCAATTCCTGTTACTTGAGAAATCACTTTGACGGTTTCCTTGTTAAACAAGTGTAATTCTTGTAGTTTTTCTCTTTGCCATTCTAATATGTCGTCATGCCCATTATTTAATCGCTTAATGAGAATCCGTATTAATTCTCCTTCTAATGATTGATAAAGGTGTGCCATGTTAGAAGACCACAAATCTAATTGATGAGGAGTAATCATTATTCCTCATCTCCTAGCTCTTTGCTTATCTTCTCTTGTTCAAACTCTTGATAATCTACTTCAAGCGTTTCTGCTCTAATTTCATTGATTATTTTCCTAGCTTCTTTTTCAGTAACTCCAGTCAATTTTTGGATAGCATTTAATTTTGAGGTTAAACCAGCAGTTACTAACTTGGAATAGTAGTCCGCTTTTGCATCTTGCGACTGAAAAATACCATCATCAAAATCAATATTTATTCCTAAATTTTCTACTGGGGAAATCAGATCATAAGCTGTCGCCAATTCAAAAATTGTGATAATCAGCTCTTTCAACGCTTCTTCAACGATAAGGACATTGTCTGAACGTGTAGAAAATGTTTCAGAGTTCTCACTAATAATCTCTGTTGCTGTTTTGACAGATTGACCATCAAAACTAAACGTACCACTAGAAAAACCCGCTTGTAATTCTATAATTCGCAAGATAAAATTAATACTTTCTATAAATTCTGACGAACGTAAAGAAGGAGCAAACTCATCGATAAAAGGTTCATCTGATTTGAGTTGTTGAAAAACAGACGTTTTACTATCAAATCGCTTAATAGGAATACCATTCTTATCATATTTAACTTTGAAAAAGTGATCGGATGCTAAGATTCTTCGTTTTGCTTCTTCAATTTCCCACATGAATTCATCGTATTTTTCATTAATATCTTTGAGTTGACGTTTAGCATTATCGATAATTCCTAAACTTAAAGGACTATCTAAATTAATATTATTTTTTCCTGCCAATTTAATATAAACAAATAAAGGTCTGCTAAAGCCTTCCAAAACGACTTCTTCTTGTAAATTCTTGTATTTATCCAGATAGTCTAACGGAATCCTAACGCCTACTTGTTCCTGATATTCAGAGCGATATAGCTCATTTCTGATAATATACTTTCCGTTTTCCCATTCGTGAAACTCTAACAAAGTATAATAAATAATTTTTTGTCCTTCTGCTTGTTGTGTTAGATTAACAATAACAGCTTCTGAAATATCGTTTGTGTTTGATTGAAGCGGAAAAAAAGTATCTGCTCGACAAAAAGCAATCTTTATCTTTCTTGTATTGGCATCTACATAAGGTCTTAAAGCTAACCCGCCAATTGCATATCCAGCTTCTAGCTCTTCACCAAAATTTTTTCTGAATTTGTTTTCGGCAAACACAGATTGGAGAAATTTGTTAGCTTCTTCATCATCTAAACTGATATTACAACCATCATTGAACACTAATTTAGATAATTTTCTGGCAACCACTTTAGATACATTTAATGAATGAAATGGTCGTTTTTGTTCATATCCATCACTATCGATATAATGGACATCTTTATAAATATTCTTGTAAATACGTTTATTGCTTTTTATGCGCTCTAATTCAACTGAATTCATAGCAATTTTAGGGTGATCTGTTATATTGTCCAACGTTTCTACCATTCCTATTTTTGCACCTCCTATCTTGAATAAAGCTTTTAATTTATTAAACATTTTCTCACCTCTATTCTAAACGATATAATTTTTGTAAAAATAGTTATTGCCATATCTAGCTTCATCTAAAGCATGATTGTATTTGTCTATCGGCAGTCCATTGTCGTTTCTCACGTACATAGATAATTCTTTTTCAAAATTATAATGATCGTATTTATCGCCTGTTTCTAAAATAATAAATTGACCGCTTGTCATGGTATTTTGCAATCGTTCGATACCCACTTCAATTTTAAGACCATTACTAGAAACTTTGTCAGAACTATTGTTATCAGCTTTATCTGTATCAATACCAATCAAATCTAATTCTGTTCTTAATGTTTTGCAGGCTGGATCGACAAAAAACCAATTCCAATGAGGTAAAGAACGCCATTTTGTATAGCACCATTCAATAAACTTTTTTATTTCCTTGGCATAAATAGACATTGCTTTTGTTACGCCTGTATCCGTTCCACTATGATAATAATTCGCTAAACGATATAGATAAAATTTCCCATCATAAAAAGTGACAACCCAAAATGCACAGGTAGTTGCATCAGCTTGCCCACCATCAGCAGTAAAGAATGTTTCAATTATGTTCCCTTTTATTTCAGTTGCTTTGTTGTGCTTCCCGAACATTGAATAAATAACACCTTGTGGCAAAACTCTACGACCGTACCAGTCACGTTCCAATAAGTATTCGCTACTGGATAACTCGTCATATAATTGTTTTTTTCTTTCTTCATTTAAGATTGGATTATCATTGGGTGTCCAATGCCGAAATAAAAAACGCCCTGATTTCTCAAAACGTTCTAACAATTCTAAATTAGGATGATTAGGAGCTGGTGGATTTTGTTCGCCTAAATGATAACGCCATTCTGCAGCAAACGTCCGTCTAAAACATTCATTGATAAAATCTTTATGCAATAAATTAAACTCAAGAAATGTCACAGAACCTAAAGACATTCCAGTAATAGCACCCACAGAGTTTATCTTTCCTCCACCTTTGTAATAAATCTTTTTTTCTCCGTTAGGAGCATATAAAAGTAAATGGTCCCCATGTTCATCATGTCGAATGTCTGAAACACCATCAAAAATATGCATTAAGCCTAAACCATCACCGTCCATAAACATTCGGAAAGCTTGTTCTTGATTATAAGCAGTCACAAGATGATTTTGGTCAGGCGAACGTAAATAGAAGTCTGCCATTTTAAATATATCACTTGTGGTTTTCCCGCTACGAGGAGTGCCTTCGTTTAATTCAAAGGTAATACGTTTTATAGGTTGGTTAATATTTTCAATCTGTTTCTGACTGAACTTTATTTCCATCGCCATTACCTCCCGACTTCACATCTAATAAAGCTTTTAATAAATCATTTGCTCTACCTCCTGCTGTAAGTTTATCCGCATTATTTTTAGCGATAGCAGCATCGGAAACGGCTTTTTCGATTTGAGCTGACATTAGCTCTAATCGTTTCCGTCTGTCGTCTTTCTCATCAGCAATAGCTACAAACTGCTTTATCAAATTAGACAATGTACTCATCGCTCTTGACTGCGCATTGAGAAAGTTTGCTTGTTTGTCCCATGCATATTGGATAGCATATTCTTCTGAGCTACCAGAATCACTTGATGACCATTTCGAAACTTCTTTTGATAAATCTTCAGTTCCAGAAACATACATGATTTTCTGCGCTCTGATAATAGCCGTGTATTGAATCATAATGTTATTCCAAATAATGTCTTCCGGCTCAGAGGTTGCAACCTCATTAATGATTTCTAGTGTTTCAGATGGTAACCAATTAGCAAAAAGACCATGTTTTACAGCATTTTTATTTCTGTCAGGCGCCCCCTTATTGTTAGGAATAGTTGCGTCCATGGTTGCAACCTTTTCTTGCGACCAATAACGAGATTTCCATGATTTAACAGTACTAATTGACACTCCATACTTTTCAGCTATTTCTCTGTATTTTAAGCCTTTTTCATAATCCTCTCTGGCCAATTCGTATTTTTTCACATGTGACACCACCTCACTTTTTGCAACATTTGTTTTGTAAATTAAATATACTTCTCTACATTCTCTTGTATATGCTTATCTTTCCAACTACCATGCCCACAATAAACAAGCTTGCACGCATCAATTTCCTTCGGTGTGGCTTCTCTCGTCATTTCGACAATAGATGCATTCTTTTTTATCTGCACAGACATTACAACACGCATTGAACCAGTTAAGCGGTTCGGCTGTGGATATTTATGTGTTAGCGATACATACCAATAGCTTTTCATGTTTTTTTCTCCTAATTGTTTTTATGTACTTGATTCAATAAATTATTTCTTGATATACTATTGATAGGTAGCAACTCCTTATAAATAATAGTTTATCGATGCTGATTAAATGTTTTGCAACCCTCAATTTTATCTAACAATCCAATTAAAAAGATTTGCTACCTAGCCACTAGAACCCATAGTCTAGTGGCTTTTTTATTTCTTCTACCTTTAGAGTGCCGCTTGTAATCATATATGATTCACCTCTTTTCTTAAAATACAAAAAGACCACTCACTTACATTGAGTAGTCTCGATTGAATTTATTTTGTTTCATGGTATAATATATATAGAAAAAGGACGTGCTACTAACACGCCCCATGTAGAACCGTTAAAAAGACGGTGACTTGAATAAATGTTTTAACCATCTATCCTCTGTCAAAGTGTTAGATGGTTATTTTTTTGTGTTCGTATGGTCTATAATCAGCAATACCAATGTCGCAAATGCAATCATTAGCGATAATGCTTCGAATACAGACATGCCTACTCCCTTCTAGGGATAAAGCTATGAACCATAGGCATCACCCCTTTATTCAAGAGATTAGCCACCATCTTTTCACTTTTCTACAAACGTTATTATACATAATTTTTCATTCTTCTACCAGATAAAAAAAGAGGCACTTGCAAGCTAGTGCCTCAGCGTGAATGTACAGAAACATCTATCGACGATTCTTTTATTTAAGTAGCAAAGCTACCTATTGGCGTGGCAGGAATCGAACCTGCCTCTTATCTCGCTATATGCTCGTTGCATCCCAGATGCTACACGCCAACCGAAAGAATTTTTATACTATGCCATTTTTGAGATTGCCTACCACAAACTCAATATCGCTGGCAAGGATTTGCACCTTGCATGATTAGATTTACCCGATGGGCCAAAGCCCTACATACGAACTTATACGTTGTTCCAATGTCTAATCTCACGTACGAGCGTCTACCTGTTCCGCCACAGCGATAAATCACTCACAAACCTGTAGAAAAAAGAGAGAGGAATTACACCCCATTTCTTTTAGTTTGAGAACATCTGATTTGTGAGTGATCATTGCAACTAACATAGCGCTATCTTGACAAGTGCTTTCGGCGTACGTCTACGTGTAAGCTTCATGCCAAGTTTATTGCAATATTTGCTACCTATGACTAAACGAGACAGAAAGAACTGGACTTTCCACATCCTTATTCTTTATTTTTTGTAGGTAGCCTCAAAAGATAAGCGAAACGGAGCTAAGATAGGTAATGCATGCCTTACCTCGTTTCCTTATCTTTCGACACTACCATAATAACACCTAAATATTGATAAAAACCGCCAACTTTCCGCCAAAAAACCGCCAAAAATTTTATTTATATGCAATTATTTTTCCATTTCGATACGCTTCGGCAAATTCAATTAAAGCCTCTGATTTCATTCGTTGAATACTTCTTTCGGAATATCCAACTTCCCTAGCTATCTTGTAATTAGAGTAATGGTCCTGCACACAGAAACTATAATGCAAAATTTGTCTGCTAGTTAGGCTCAATGCCATAAGCGCAGATAAAATTGCGTCTCTTTCTGCTTCTGCATCTGCTAATTGTACTAACGCATCTTCTGCTTTGTTTCCGTGACTTTGGCTTTTAGGTATCTCTGTAATAATTGGTGATTTTAAATCTATCAAAGAGCGACCAGCTATTCGCTCTAAACGTCTAAAACTCTTCAACACATTTCTAGCATTCGCTTTTGTTTGTCGAAAATCTACTTCTTTTAGCAATTGAATCAAGTGGAATCGCTCCTTTTGTGGTATAATAACTATGTCAAAAATATTACTCACAGTCGGAGCAATCCGGCTTTTTTATTTACTCTTATTGAAATTTCTTATTTCATCATGATATAATATAGACAACTCAATTCATCTTGAGTGATGTCATCTAGAAAACTCGACTAGAAAAAACTAGTTGAGTTTTTCTATTTATGATAAAATATTTTTATTGTGACCAATGTTTGGGGTAAAGTAACCTCACATATCACAAGCTACCACTTTTCTGGTAAAATATTCTTCTTAGTCAACCAGTGGTCGGTTGGCTTTTTTTGTTAGTTGCAAAAATCAGCTAGTTTGGTCTGCGTTATCTCTTCAAAGCTTATACACTCAATAGCCTTGATAGGAATAGTAACCCTAACCACGGTTCGCCGATTGTAATCCATTCTCTTCCATCTTCTAAGAGCTTTTCTAAAATCTCATCCGCCCAGCGCTCCGCCGCTTCTTGATCTAGATTCGATTCAATCATAGAAATAACTTTGCTGCTTTTCAAATACACACTTAATTTAATTTCCATCTATTCTTCCTCCACCTTCACAGCAAACGGCCAATAGCGCTCGTCAATTGCTTTGATTTCTTGTTCAGTATATTTTTTTGCTTCTTCTATACTTTCTGTAACAGGTATACAAAAACCAAATCTCATATATCCAATTTCTGGCAACTTCACATAATAAAGTGGCTCTTTCTTGACTTCGTATCCGTTAGCTAATGCATCAACGAATAAATCTCTATTCGACTTAAACCACAAAGAAAATTCATCATCTGGTATTTCTTGTGAAAAATAATCTGCGGAACTAATAATATCAACTTTATCAGAACCAATTCCTAAACTTTCTTCAATAAAATCATCAGCAGTTTTAGGTAATACAGCTTTTTTCGATTCTTTTAGTTGTTTTGCTAAGCTAATTGATCTTTCAACAACATATTTAGCACCTCTAAAATAACTATAGCTATCCGCAGGAATTTCTAAACATTCTAACTCTTCAATCAATTCTTGTTTATTCATCGCTGTTCCTCCAACTTATTATTTATACTTATTTTTTTCTTTTTTTGATATAATATAAAAAAAAGAAAGGATGATGATTTTGAAAAAATGCTTTTTTGTAACGCCTATCGGTGAAGACGACTCTCTCGAAAGAAAAAATTCTGACACTGTACTTAAGCACATCATAAAACCAGTTTGTGAAAAATTAGGTTTTGAGGTAATTCGTGTTGATCAATTACATACAGTAGATAGAATCGACCACACAATAACTGAATATTTAACCGAGTCAGATCTAGTCATAGTGGACTTAACGTATCATAATGCTAACGTTTTTTATGAATTCGGATTCAGACAAGCATTAAAGTTACCACTAATACCTTTAATTACAGAGGGTGAAAGTATTCCTTTTGATGTGAACACACTTAGAACAATTTACTATGTTACGACTGATTTAGATAAAGTTGAAAATGTAAAAAACAAACTATCCGAAACAATAAAACATATGAATTTTGAAACATCAACTGCGTCCGTTCAAAATGAATTGAATATTGATAATACATTGCTTCTAAATATTATTGATAAGCTTGAAGATATTGAAGCTGCTGTTCAGCTCAGAAATGATAGAGAAACCGAACGAATTGCAGAATTAATGTCAAAATATTCCCATCCACAAAAATCAGCAGAAGCAGAGATTGTAGGTAGTATTTTGGGGCCAATATTGCAAATGGCCACACAAGATCCGGAAGCATTCAAAAAACTCAACGATGTTCTCGCAGATTCTGATTCTTAATTTTTTCAGCTGTATAAAGTCCTTTGTAGTAACCTACGAGGGATTTTTGTTTTTTTATTTCTTTTACCAATCTTTCTATTGTAAATAAGTATAATTTATTCATCGCTGTTTTCCTCCTGTTCAATCCAGTCTACAAACGCTCGTACCACTTCGATTTCTTCATAATATTTACATACATTAATAAGGTTATATGGGTAACTTTGATATAATTCACAAAGATAAAACAAACATGGCGCTTTAATTTCAGTTTCATTAAATCGAGCTTTCAACCAATTAAGTAAAAGCTTTTGATTTTCGTTGAGTTCTGGTTGTTTGATTCCTCTAACAGTGTGACATCCACCATACGATTCATAGCCACTTATGACAATATGGCCTTTAATACGTTTAGCTGACTCAAATTCGCCCCACGTTTTGCCATTAATTACTAATCTACCTGTACTCATTCTGTTCCCTCCAATAATTCTGGATTTTCGTAGATATTTCCGATAACTTCTTCACCAGTCCACGCATATCCTTTTTCAAGTCCTGATAAATACCATGCAGGCATACCACCAAAAAAGGTACCGCCATATTCTTCCAACCAAATTACTTCATGCGGACATCCTCGAGTACATCGAATAATGTCCCCTTGATAAACATCAACGCCGTTCTTGTCTTTTAAGCCTGTTGATTGCATAAGGACACATTCAGACACATCTAAATTGATGCCGTTATAATCTACTATGCAGCCAATACTACCGTCTTTTTCTAGGTCAATTGTTTTAACGTCTACCATGTCATTTGTGTTTTTATCCCATGCTCTAAATTTTGGAATCATTTTCTACATTCCTTTCCTTATACTCAGCTACTTTCTGTTCATACATGGCTATTTCTTCGCTAGTCGCTTTAATTAAACGAGTTACTTCAAAACCAGCTCCATGTAAGCAATATACTTCTTCTCCTACCCATTGATACCAATTTCCCCACGCCAAGTCTGGTAACTTGCTACTTATACAATCTTCCTCCCAAACTTGTTGTTCTATAATTTTTTTAACTTTTCCAAATGCAGGTGGATTTGCATCGACTAATTTATAAACCTGTCCAACTTCAACCATTCGATTCATTTTCTTCACTCTCTTTCTAACCGAATAATTCTTTTTGCTCTCTCTTTATTTTTCCTAGATTCAAATCTTCGCCTACCTGTTGGTGTAGCCATCCACCGAACAGAATCTACTTTTATATTTAATTTGTTTGCGCATTCTTGTGCTGTTCCTATAAACAAAAAGTTCTCGCCTTGATAGACTGCATATTCCATAATGTCAATCTCACTACTTTCTATTTGTTTATTTAAAGTACAATTATTCTTTCAACCGTTTCGGGCTTCAAAATAACATCGCCAATTCTTACAAGCTTATTTCTGTATGTGACATCATTAAGCAAATTAATCGATTTATCAAGTCCTTTTTTGTTTATTTCCGTATCATACGTAGTCAGCATAAACGCTCCATTTATAAAAATTCTAATTTTTACCATTTCCATCGCTAACACTCCTAATCTCAGCTAACTTTTTCGCAACATTCTGCCCGTTTTTGTTGTATAACGGACAAGAAGTTGCTTTTGAATGACCGAATCTATCTTTTTCCCAGACAATCATCTGTCCCTTGCATTTTATACATACCATCGCTTTTCCCTCGCTTACTGTATGTGCCGTTTGCAATAGCAGCGTTTTTTCGTTTCCGATTTTGCTTTTTTATCCGTTTTCCTTTTTTTCCCACTACTTTTGTTCCTCCAAACTCATAATTTCAATTTCTGTTCGTGGTCGCATACTGTACAACTTTTGGCAAACCATCACAGCAATTTGACCATCGTTTTTGTATAAAATACCTTCAGCAGCATCTGTCACTGCTTTGAAATAGTTGTCTAAATCAGGCTTTTTATCGCAATGTTTCCGCTCTAATTCCACTTCTAAGCGTTTCTGTTTATTGCTTAGAGCTGATTTAGGCGGATGGATGTAAAACGTCACATGTGCGGAAATTGGCCCTTTTTCAATCAACTTTGCTCTTGATTTACGCAGATAATTTTTTACTTGATTTTTGTATTCTTTCATCGCTCGATCTTCGTACGTTTGAACATAATTCCCACGTCTTGCAAACCTAGGGCGACTTTGTGGCTTAGGTTCAATCGGCAAAATAATTCGCATCTCTTCCACCTCGAACCTTACAAATCGGCTTCTTTGACGAATACTCCATTTACCATCTTCCCTTGGCGATTTTTGATTTCGCAATATGCTTGATTTAAGCATTCGTGTAAGTCCATGTTATTTTGCATAGCGAGAATAATTAACGTTACAACCACATCACCAATGCCATCTCTTAGGTCGTTTTCGTTGTTTCTTGCCAATGCAGCACCAACTTCTCCGACTTCCTCAATCACTTTTAGCATTTGCTTTTCAGGCTCTGCTGTATCTAAATGCTTTTCTTTCGCCCATTCTTCCACTAATTTAACTAATTCATCCATCATTTTCCCTCCAAAAAATCTTTTATTTGTCTATCAAGTTCAGCTTGTTCTTCTGGTGATAGTTTTTCTTCTTCACCGTTCGCTTGATTCATCCACTCAGGCACCTTTTCTTGTCGAACAGGTTTATTTTGATAGCTACTGATCCCTGTATTTTTTTTGCTTGTTGCCTTAAATGCTTTCTGCGCTTCTATTGCTTCTTCAAGCGTGGTTATGCTTTTATCTTTCCAATTCGCAAAAATTTTATCCACGTATGATTTTAGCCATCTCATATCTACGCTGTACTTATAAGCCTGTTTAATGGCATGCAAAACTAGCTCTGGACCCCATTCTCTAATCCATGGACCTAAAGCACCTTTCAACAAGTTATTAGGCTGTTGTTCCCAATGGCTTTGAATAAACTCATACACACCGACATCTTCTTCATGCTCATTTATGTTTGTGTTTTCGTTTATATTTATGTTTTGTTTATGTTTATATAATGTGCCACTGTTGCGCAACTGTGTTGTACACTTTTCCGCTACTGTTTCGCTACTACTTTGTAAACTATTTGACGTAGAAAGTTTACGTACATCTTCTTGTAAACTTCCTTGTACACTATCTGATGTATAAAGTTTACATATATGGTAAGAAGTTGCTTTTCTTCCATTGGTTTGAAAATCAATTAATCCTAGTTGTTTTAATACATTTCGATTTTTATTTATTCCTTGGCGTGAAAGACCAGCTAGAGTTTCAAGCGTTTGATTACTTGCCGTAAACCACTCACTCCATCTTGTTTTATTGTTTATGCTCATCAATGCGCGCCATAAAGCAATTTGCCCAGATGAAAGTCCCTGATTGTACATTAAATAATCGTCAAACGCTAAAATCTGCTTAATATAGTCCATCATCGCACCTCCCTAGATAAGAGGGGAAAATCCCCTCTCTTTATTTATTCACTAGTTATCCTCCTCATCAACAACGACCGTATAGACATATTTATGCCTAATTTCTCCGTTAACGACTTTTTTTATTGTTTGTGCTTCAATAGCTATTCCTTTACCATTTCTTGAACCGATATAGACAAATGCTAATAGTTCAAAAAATAGTTTTTGACTCGATGTTAATTGCCTGTATTTTTCAAGTAATTCCTCTACCAAACTGTTAACCTCCGATATTCAACTTCTTACGTTCTTCAACGTTTAGTTTTACTGGTTTAATTTGATACTTGTTTAAAAAGTTCTTAGTACCTATCTGATGTTCTTCTTGATGATGTTGACGACAACCAGCGTAAAAAGTAAATGTTTCATGATTAATCTTTTGACGATTTCGCCCCATACCGACTACCTCGATATGACAAACATCGGCATGTTTCCCACAAATACAACACTTACGATATTTAAGGCAGTAATAAAACCATTTGTTATTTTCTAGCAAGTATTGGTATCTCTTTTCTAGTGGTACATCGTTTTTCAAAATAAATTCGATTAAAAAACTAATCCATTCTGTTGCCTCATGTCGTGTAGCTTTACTGTGTTCAAAATACACACCGCTTTTAGCTTCGTAGTAATACTTTAAAACCCCTTCTATCCATTTAGGCTCGTCATAACTCCAACGAGCGATGTCAGCTATTAAAACGTGAGAAAGTGCATTCTGTTTTTGAGACATTTGCCGATTGTCTAACAGTTCAACTTTTGCCAAATTATCATCATTGTTAGCTAGGAGATCGAGGAAATTTGAGTTAATTTCTTCCTCGAACTCGATAGCTAATTTATTTCCTTTATGTTTTATGATTTTTCCAATCATTCCATCACATCATTAGAAAATTGTTCATTTTCTAGCTTATGAATATTTCTATTGGTTAATTCCATTAGCTTGTGATGTATTTCTGTGTCTAACTCTTCTATCTTTCCATCAAATTTTATAATCGTCAGAAATTGAGCTTCGACACTTTTTTCTGAAACTTTTTTTAACGCAGCTATTTTTTGGAAATTTGCTCTCAACTGTTCTAATTGTTTTTTAGTAATTTTCTTTACATTTTTTTCTTGTTTCTTGTATTCGTCTGTATCTGCATCTTTTGTATCATCAATTAGATATAATCCATTTAACGCATACTTCCGTGCATACGAAGAAGCAGTTCCAGTAATTTGGCTATCATCCATCCCTTTCTTGGTAAGTGATTCTCTAGCGTATGCGGTGAAGCTTTCTTTTATAATGCCATCCGTTATAGTCGCAGTTGCCTTAATGTAATGCCAATCTCCGATTAGCAAAGGTTCATCTGATAGTGTCAAAAGTAATCCTTGCTCTGCATTTAGTGGCTTCACAGCATTTAGAATATCTTCTGCTGATCGATACTTATATTTTCCAAACGAGTTATATTGCCCTTTAGGAGCTTTTAATGCTGTTTGCACAGCAATTAGTTTTTCTACAAATGTTTTTTTATCTTCTGACATGTTCTCTCTCCTCTTTATAACAAACTGACCAACGACAAGGGTTTAATCGAACATAGTCTCCTGCATCAAAAAAGGTAACTTTAATGGGAATACAATCTTTATACTCATCAAGAATAAGTTCCATGTAATCTTCTGATTTCGTAATCTTTTCAATTATTTTCCCTGAAATGGTATCCCTAAGCGTTACTTCCAATACTTCGTCATAGATTGTCAATACATTGTCTTTCCAATCTCTAATTTCTTCGTTATCCTCTTCGCTAAGCGTTTCAGGCGATTCTGTTAAATATTGATCTAGCGCATTTGCTTCTTTATGATTCATTCACAAAACCTCTTTTCTGTGTTACAATTTTTCTAGTATAATTTTGTATGCGATTATTTGCTTGGCGGCGTAGTCGCTTTTTTCATCATGCAATCCCCCTGCGCTCTTTTTGTTGCGCAATGTATAGTTTACTTTTTTGTTGCTTGTACCATAAATCAGCTAATCTTTTTGCTTGGTTTAACTTTTCTTTTCTAGTCATTACAATTCACCTCGTAAAAAATCTTTTAACAATGTATCTAGTTTTTCCTCATTGTTTTGTTTAGTTGAAGATGATTCTGCACCAATAAATGATTCTTTTATTTGTTTACATTGCGGACAATCACAATCATGAGCAAGTGCTTCTTCTTTAAGTGTTTCAAATAATTCACTAAATGCAATTGCTTGTTCAGACAAAGAACCTGCAAGTAAAACACTGGATGGTTCCATTCTTTCTGGATCAACAGTTGCTAAAACGAGAGCAACTTCTCCTTTCCGGCATTCTTTTGCTAGTTTCTTAATCAATTTTTGAATCTTGTCGTTCATTTTGGTATACTCTCCTTAACATAATATTTTTATTTGCCCTATTCGTTTGCAGACGATTGGGGCTCTTTTTGTACTATGCTTAATCTCTCTGGATAAACACCTTCATCAAATGAAACATATGGATATTCTTCAAGCAATTTTCTAAAGACTTCCGCTTGTGTTTCTCCAGTCACGTATGTTTCTCTACTAGCTTCACCTACAGCTACATACATTTTTTATCCCCTCTTTTTTGTCATTTCTTATCATCCCTCAAATCATCTACACTAATTCCCAATGCATCTGCCAATTTACAAGCTAACTCAAAACTTGGTTTTTTAATTCTTCCTTTCTTTAATTCAGTAATTACAGAACCATGAACCTTCATCTTTTTAGCTAATTTATATTGGCTCATCTCTTTTTCTTGCATAATTTCTTCTATTTTTTTCCACATAATCTTATCTCCCTTTTTACGAACATATTTTCGTAACATTTGTAACACAATAAATACAACATGTAGTATCAACTTAACATTTAATACAGTATATTGTGATATATTTACAAAGAATAAAGACCTAATGCCAACTGAGCTTTATTCAAATACTTATGGAAAGTAGGTGATACTATGGGTGTTAAAATCAAGGTTAAAGTCCCTAGTAAAGCTAAAATTAGACGTGAGCTTACTAAGGCTGTCCGTAAAAATTTGATTTGTTTCAATTGTGGTAGAAAACTCCCTAGCGGAGTTTCTAGCTCTGTAACTTGCCCTGCTTGCGGTGCAAAAACTAAATTGAATTAGTCATAAAATTCAACTCTTATTAAAACTACCTGCCCAATGACTACTCCAATAGCCAATGCGGTGAGTAGTTTTTTTATTTGTTTCTTTTTATTCATATTTAATTCCTCTTCTTTTTTTTAGAGTATTGATACTTGGCCTCGTCCCAATCAAAAAACCAATAGATAAAGATTGGTACAATGAATATGGTCACTACTACCACCGGAAAATAGGTTTTCAGTAACACTCCTAGTACAATCATCAATAAAAATGCGCCTATCAATCGTGCTTCTCGGATTGCTTTCATATTGTTAACCTCCTATATTTTTTTTGATATAATTCAATTGAAAGTGGGGTGCAAAAATGTTTTTTGTGATTAAACGAGCTTCCGATAAAAAATACTATTTTTTGATTAAAACTGAAGAAAATGAAATAATCGCATCAAGCAAAACTTACTACTACAAATCTTCTGTTTTAGAAATCATTGAATCCATTAAGAATGATATGAATCCAAAAGCAATCATTGTTGATACTACTTTTAACTGAGGATAAGTTAGGCTTATCCTTTTTTACATTGCTCTAACTTTCCAGTTAAGTTGTTCTTGATAAAGTACTTCGTCATCGTAGACACTCTTTACTTTCTCAGCTTGACTTCCCTCATACTCATACTCTTTTCCACGTTTACCGATAGGCTCAATGCCATATTTTTTCAATAAGCGATTAACATAGCCTTTGGAACAACCCCATTTTTCAGCAAGTTCCGCTTGAGTAAATCGTGTTTGTTTTGACTTAGCAAAGTATTTCTCTTCAATGATTCTCATTTGCTCTGACACTTGTTCTTCCACCATTTTTTCTATTACATTTGCTAATTCCTCTTTAACACTCATGGCTACACCTCCTAGTTGTTTTGCTTGCCACCTCTTGATAAAATTAGCCCAAGGAGGTGAAATATATATGGAAAAATATATTGTTTCTGTTGAATTAGAAAGAGCTTCAAACGCTAATTCGCTTCAATCCATTATTCAGAGTGTTTCAAAAGACTTTATTCAGATACAGCCTAACGTATGGATAATCTTGTCAAACAAAACAATTATACAAATCAGAGATTCGTTTTTTCAGGTAATCACCAAACAAGACCGACTGTTTATTGGCGGATTGACCTCGAACTACGAAGGTCTGTTTACTTCTAGCGATAGTGATTATTTACGTCAGAAAATTTATCGCCGTTAGCTGTCACAGGTTCTCCTTCTTCACACTCTTTTTGTTTAATCGTGATTGTAACTGTATCTTTATCTATCAGTTCACTCACGATTTTTTGAGCTTCTTCAATACTATTAGCATCATAATTACTTCCACTTTTTGAATTACTTCTATTAATTTTTATCATCTCTATTACCTCCTAAGCTGGTTGATTTTCATTCATTCCTTTTGATAAAATTTCCTTGTCAGTGAGTGGTCCACTGAAATAACTGATAAGGTGGTGGAAATATTATGTCTGATACTTTACTTATAGGTATAACTGGATTTATTGCTACTTTAGTTACTACTTACTTTTCTAATTCCCATTCGATAAAAATTAAAGACATGGAAATAAAGCAAGTCGTTTACACAAAAGAAATTGAACGCAATTACAAAATATTAGATGATTTTTTATCAGCCTTGCTTAAGTTATCCACTCTTGAGATTCAACTCTATGATACAGAATGGAAGTTATTACCTATAAAAGACGAAGACAAAATAGCAATTTTTTCTGAATATAAAGCGACTCTAGGACCAATTCTTTCTATCGTATCCGAAGAGCTGTTTGAAAAAATTGTTTATGCTGATGGAAGAATTGATTCAGCTGAAATATCTATAGGATTATTACAAATGAATCGATTAATTCCTGACATCCGTAAAGAAGTTAAACAACAAACATTGAAAATTAATCAACAGATATAGTTCTACAATACTTATACAGCCAAACTCTGCTAAGGCTGTCTCGTAAAATATAAGTATTCCTGATAAAGTTATTATCATAAGTACTGTTCTTTTTTTGCGTAATATTAAAAAAAATGTACTTGTAACAAGTAATATAGATAAAATCATCATGTGTTTTCCAACCTAACCTCTTTGCAGTAGAATTTGATAAAAACAACAAATAATTTGTACAGGGATAAGTTAGGGCTTATCCCTCTTTAACTTCATATCTGAAACCATGTTTATCAAAAAGTAAAATTCCTGTTCCTGACTCAATAATTATTTGATTATTTATCATACGTATTGTCCCTTCCATCCCTCTCACCTCCTAAGTTGGTTAATCTTCTTTTTCTATCTTGCCGTATTTTTTCTCAAAATCTTCTACGAATTTCCAGCATGCATCATTAATTAATTTGTTCTTAGATGTTCCTCGCATACTTGCGATTTTCACCAATTGATCGTTCAAATCCGTTACTAAACTCAAAGTAAACCTTTTAATCGTTTTAGACACCTGTGTGACACCTCCTGAAACAAATATACCAAGACACCTATCAGGTGTCAAGTTTATTTTATCTTTTTTTGGTGTTATAATGACACCAGAAAGGAGGCTACTAGATGGCTAAAGATGAAAAACGTTTTACTCTTCGTATGCCAACAGATTTATTTGATAAGTTAAAAGTGATAGCTGATAAAAATTATCGCCCCGTTTCAAAAGAAATTATTATCGCTATCGAAAAATACTTGGAACAAAACCAAGATAAGTAATATAAGAAATTAAAGCTAATGTTATTAGACTAGCAATATCTAACCCCGATCGCTCCGAAATAAACTTGAGTTTGTCATTTAACTCTTGTTCTTGCCGGAGCGTTATTTGTTTTTTCTCCATTTCGGCACCTCCTAAGCTGGTTGGTTTGTTACCGTTCGGTTACTAAATTTATAAAAAAAATAGTACTGAGGATCAATCTCCAATACTTCTTGCGCTTTAGCAACTTCTTTTAATGTAAAATCACGTTCTCCATTTTCTTTTTTTCTATAAGTAACGGGGTTCATACCTAACAATTTTGCCATATCAACTTGTGTTAAACCTCTTTCTGCTCTTAAGCCTTTCAATCGATTAAAAGCTTTTTCCATTTAATCTCACCTCCTTTAGTTACCGTTTGGTTACAAATTGAGTATACTACACTTTTTACCAATGTCAATACTTTTTTTACCGTTTGGTAACTTTTTTATTTACTTTTTGTACTTATCGCATTATACTTTGTATTGTAAAGAAAATTTGGAGGTGATAAAATATGAATGAGAAGTTATTTCCAGAAAGGCTTAAAGAATTACGAATAGAAAAAGGAATAACTTTAGAAGAGTTGGCAAAAAATATAGGTACAACTAAAACAACTTTATCAAGATATGAAAATGGTGAAAGATCACCTAAGCTACAATTAGTAGGTTTACTTGCAAACTATTTTCAAGTGGATATGGCTTGGTTGGCGGGGCAATCTATTTATAAAAATACCTTAGATGTCTTACCTGTCTACAATCAACTCTCTCCACCTCGCCAACAAAAAGTTTACAATTTTGCAGAAAATCAATTGGAAGAGCAAGAAAAAGAAACTAAACAAAAAAATAATTCTATCACTTCTTTAGAACAATTTAGAAAGAAAAAAGAAGAAGAAACAGTTTACGGGACTACAAAATGGTATGGGGCTGTATCTGCAGGAACAGGCGAATTTTTAACAGATGAGACTTGTGAAGAAATAGAGTTACCTATTGAACAGATACCAGATGAAGCTGATTTTTGTTTAAGTGTTAATGGCAATTCTATGGAACCTATCTTCCATGATAACGATTACGTTTTTGTAAAACGGCAGTCAGAGATTTATAGCGGTAACATCGGCGTTGTTATTGTAAACGGTGAATCGTTTTTAAAACGAATCTGGTTTGAAAATAACTTTGTTAGATTAGAATCATTCAATAAAAAGTACAAAGACATTATCATTACTGAAAATGATGAATTCAGAATCGTTGGAAAAGTGGTTATGTAATGGAAAAATTTTTAGAATATTTAATACTATTTTTTAAAATAGCCCCTTATATTCTTATTTTTTACTAGTTTTGATTACTAACATCTCTGTTATCTTATGGAAAACAAGAGACAAACAGAAAAAAATAAATATAACTAAAAAACGACTAATCAGAAACTTTGGAAAGTGGTTTTATGTTAACGAAAAAGAACCACCTGACCAATTTGGCTAGGTGGTTTTTATATAAATATTTTTTAGAAATGAGGAATTTTTATATGAAAAAAATTTTATTATCATCTGTTGTTCTTTTATCACTTATTTATTCATCGCAAACTGTATATGGGGAAACGACTAGCAGCTCGACTACAAATTCTAATATTGCTACAACAGATAGTACCTTTACTACAACGAATGATTTAGCTAGTAGCACTACATCCTCTAGCGTTGAAACTGACACTAGTTCAAGTTCTTCAACTCAAGCAGAATCAGAGCATAGTACTACTATCGATAGTTCAAGAACATCAACTGAATCCCAATCTTCAAGTTCCGTTGACAGTTCAAGTACTAGTAGCTCGACAAAACCAACTACTGTCCCAACTCCAGAACCAACAGAAAAACCTAGCGCTGTACCAAAGCCTTTTTTGACTGCTAAAAACGGTCAATACAATGTTGAAAATGGCGTAAAACTTACAAAAAATGATTTATTAAGCTTAGTTAGTTACACATATGGAGATAAATCAAATTTAGATATTGTTATAACAAGTAACTATGCATATGTTTCTAAAAACGGGCAACAAAATTCAAAAGTTTATCATACTGATCTTGATGCATTACTTGGAACAGCAAATTTAAATAATATTCAGTTAATGACAATTTCGCAAGCCCAAAAACTTGGCTTAACTCTTGCACAAGGAAATGCTAATAAAAATATCGAAGTAATTAATTGTTCATTGCCAGGGCAATATAATGTTTCATTTACTGATAAAAACAATCCCGAAACAACAATACAAACAACAGTAACTATTGGTAATCCTGCATCATCACTTTCAACAGAAAACACTGAAAATTCTGTAACCGTTAATTCAACAGCAAATAATGTACCTGTTCAAAATGAAATATCTAATGTAAACACATTGTCACAAAAAGAAGCTAAAACAATGCCAAATTCAGCATCTAAAGCTACTTTGCCAAAAACTGGAGAAAAAGGCAATCATACTTTACCTATTGTTGGATTATTTTTCCTTTTAGTATCTAGTGCTTTTATATTAATTAAAAAAATTGGATAACAAGAAAAGCCTTCGGGCTTTTCTTAAAAAGCAAAAAACGAACATAAGTTCTTTAAGAAAGTGAGGTAATTTAACTATGGCAAGTATTAAACAACAGCCTAATGGAAAATGGCGCTATCGCATTCGATACAAAGAAAATGGAAAATTCAGAGAAGTTTCAAAAAGCGGATTTAGAACAAAAAGGGATGCACAAGCTGCAGCAAACGAGCTAGAAAGAAAGCTAAATTCAGGACTAGTTGTACAACACAACAAGGATATTTTAGTTCAGGAATATTTGAATAGTTGGATAAAACTAAAAGAAAAACAAGTAAAAAAATCAACCTTGGCAAAATTAAATAGAGCAATTCGTTTACACATTCTACCCCAATTTGCTTATTATAAAATAACCGAAATTCGTCGTATAGATTGTATAAATTGGGTAAACGAAATGTGTACTCATCTATCAATTGAATCAGCCAAATCCTATTGTTCAACTTTTAATAGTGCTTTAGAGGATGCAGTTAACGATTTTAAATTAATAGATTCTAACCCTATGAAAAATATTAAATATCCTAAAACTGAAAAGAGAAAAACAGCGATTCAGTTCTTTGAAAAAAGAGAGTTACAAACTCTTTTAGTCACTGCTGAATCTTATAAAGGGACAAAACCTTTTATTAACTATCAATATTATGTACTTACTTTTTTACTTGCTCGAACTGGATTAAGGCTAGGTGAAGCGTTAGCATTAAAATGGGAAGATGTTACAGAAGATAAACTCACAGTGAACAAAACTCTATACCGTGAAAACAATCAAAATTTTATTACCACACCCAAAACCATATCAAGCTATCGAACAATTATGCTTGATACAAAATGTATTGAACTCTTGAAAAGCTTTAAAATAAAGAAAATTGAACACTCTTTAAAATCAAACGCTTTCATATTGAATAAAGAGTTTGTATTCACAGATTCAAAAGGCGACTTCTTAAAACAGTGTAATTACAGAACGTATTTTACGACAATATGTACATTAGCAGATATTCCTAAATTATCACCACATGCGCTAAGACATTCGCACGCAGTTCATCTTTTAGAAAGTGGTTCTAATATAAAATTTGTTTCAGAACGCTTAGGCCATCACACGATCAATATGACCGCAAACGTTTATCTACACGTATCTAAAAAAATGGAAACAGATTCCATTTCAAGATACGAAAATTTTTTATAA